TTTTGAATATAAGATTGACGGATCAAACAACCTCAGATCAGTCAAAAAGATTGAGTTTTTGAGTGCGAATAATGACGATGTTTTGGCTTGGAAAACTTGGGAAGAAAATAGCGAAAGAATAGTGAGAGAGAGTGTAGGTTATTTGCAACATCTCGAAACCAATTATGGGAAGAGTTTTTTCAAGAGAGAACTTGCCTTTTATGGACAAAACTAATATAGTGAAAGCAGGAATATGAGTGAGAGTAATCTTATTCATTGCCCTCCTTTGGGAACAAGGACACGCGAGTGTCTTTTTTCCTTGTCTTTTTTTGGGGTATTGTCAAGAGTAAAAAATATGCGTAAGATGAAAGCGTAAGAGATTTTTTTCAAAGACAGTCGGTCCTGTGGTAATATAATTTTGCCTACCGTTCGACCGACCGGTGGGTATTTTTTGAATAAAAAAAGGAGGTAAAAATGAGTGACGAGCAAGGAAGGGAAGATGGGTGTTGCTTACTCGTGTTTTTAGGGATCGTGATTTTATTTGCTTTGCCCTTACTTTTTAAGTGAAAAATATGAATGAAATCAAAATAGAAATACCGGTCAAGCCAATGAGTGTAAATGTAGCTTGGCAAGGCAGAAGGTTCAAAACTAGGGTGTATAAAAATTATCAGGAATGTTTGGGTTGGCACTTGAAAAAGTATTGTGATCTGAAAATTAGAGATGAAGTCGAAATGGTTGTTGAGGTACACCTGCAAAACAAGACCTATGCTCAGAGCGATGTTGATAATTTTTTGAAGCCCCTACTTGATACATTGGTGGAGTATAAAGTGTTGGATAATGACCGTTTTGTGCGTAAATTAACGGTCGAGAAGATGAGCGGAGAGAGTAATTGGATAAATATTTTAATTAAAAAATACGAGTAAATATTGTATAGCATGTTATACAATACAAACCTAAAGGAGTAAAAAATGATAGTAGTAAAAATGGATAATTTTCATTGGCAACATTTATACATCGTGCTGAATGGATATACTGCCACAAGTATTGATGAGTTGAATAGTCTGAATAAAGCATTCCAAGCCTTTGAAAAAACAGTCATTGCTTTTGAGCAAGAGAGAGAAGTGATGGAAAAAGTGCAGAGAGTATTGAGAGAAAAACCGGAGGCTGAAAAAACTAGAGAAGATCAGCATGAAATTGACACTATTGAACAGAATAAAATAGGTTTAGCTCAGAGAGTGGTTGAGGTTAAGTATGAGCAGGGTATCAGAGATTTGACTTTGAAACTACTCAAACATCAATTATTCCAAACTAAGAATCACATGGGAGTCAAGGGATTGGCAGGACGCAGAGAGCAAGTCTTGGCTATTGGATTATTCAATTCTTTACAAAGTGCGAAGAGTGAGTTCGATCAAACAAGCGGTCCCAAAGTGGTTAGCGTGGAAGAAGTAAAAGAGGATTTGAAAAACGCCAAAATTGATTTAGAACAGGCGAAGAAATAGACCATATTTTACTTGAATAAATATGGTAAAAATGGTATGATAATAATGAA